GACCTGCACAAGATCGAGCCGAACGATCCGCGGGGGCCCGAAGCGGACGACCTGCAACAAACGATCAAGGACTTGAAGTTTTCCGTCCGGAAGCTGAATGCTCTGAATCAACAGATCAATGACGATTTCAAGACGATGGATTCGCGGCGCAATGAGGCGATCGAAGAAAATCGCAAACTGCGCGCGGCCCTGAAAGAGATCAAGGAAGTTGCCGAGGTCTCCGAAGGCGTCGAGTTCTATTCCATGCTGGCGGACAAGGCGCTAAAAGGATGACGGTCAAGGAATTTTTAGCGTGGCTTGAGGGCTTCGAGGAAGGCTTTGCTACCCAGCCGGGGCCGACACGCCGGCAGTATGACCGGATCAAAGACAAGCTGAACAATGAAATGGCGTTGGAATCCATGGAGTACGGCGCCTTTCTCCACCGATACTACACGCCTTACGCGGAGATATGGAACCAGCTTGGCTCCGAAGATCAAGGCGAGCCGGTAGAGGTTAATCCAGATTTCGTTCTTATGCTGCTGTTCCGCAACTGGAAAGCGGCTTGGAAAATTGCCGGTCGGGCTGAGTTTTTGTCAATAAATCCAGAGCATTAGGAGAAAAACCTAATATGTTGGAACCGCAACAGCGCGAAGAGTTGTTGCGGGAAAAGCTGCGCCTGACAAGGGACTTGCTTGTCGCGGACGATCGGGAGCGCCTGACAGAGCGTTTCAGGGATTATGTCCCGGAAGCGTGGAAAATATTGGAGCCCGGGCGGGAATTCGTTCCGAACTGGCATATCGACATAATCTGTGAGTATTTGCAGGCTATCTCCGACGGAGAACTGCAACGGCTCGTTATCAACATCCCGTTTCGCTGCATGAAATCATTGTTGGTCAGCGTGTTCTGGCCGACATGGACGTGGACAATCGACCCGCCACACCAGTTTTTGACCCTGTCACACGCCGAAAAACTGGCGGTCAGGGACGCGCTCAAGTCACGGCGCCTGATGCGATCGCCTTGGTTCCAAAACCGCTGGGGCCATCTGTTCCAGTTCACAGGGGACCAGAATGAAAAATCGCGGTACGAAAACGACAAAAATGGGCATCGGATTGCGCTGGGCATTAAAGCTGGGGTTACTGGGGAGGGCGGCGATACCGTCCTCATCGACGACCCGCACGACGCTGACAAAGCGCAGTCGGACGTCGAAAGAGAAAGCGTCATCGACTCCTACGACCACAAAATTATCTCGCGACTGAACAATCAGGTGACGGGCAATATCGTCCTGATTATGCAGCGCCTTCACGAAAAGGATCTCGCCGGACACGTTCTCGCCGAAGAGATCGAGGGCTTCGAGCATCTGTGCTTGCCAATGGAATACGATGGCAAACGCTATCATTCGGTCTTGGGCCTGCAAGACCCGCGGACAGAAAAGAACGAAGTTTTGGAGCCGATCAGGTTCCCGCCCGATGTTATCAAGCGCCTGAAACACCAGCTTGGCTCATACGGTGCGTCCGGACAGTTGCAACAGCGGCCGTCGCCTTCCGAAGGCGGTATATTGAAAAAGCCGTGGTGGCGCAAATGGCCGGCCGGCAAGCCTTGGCCAAAGTGCAGTTACGTTTTGCAGTCTTGGGATACGGCTTTCAGCGACGAGGATTTTAAGAACAACGCCCGCTCGGCGCGCACGACTTGGGGAATTTTCTACGACGAGATCGTCGGCGATATCGAGCGCGAATTTGGCGCCCGGGCACTCGGCGAGGACGGAATTGGCGGCGAAGGCTTCGGGGTTATCCTCTTGGAAGCATGGGCCGATCACGTTGATTATCCTCAACTTCGCAAAGAGGGCCTGAAATCATACCGTGACTGGAAACCGGACGCGGTCCTGATCGAGAAGAAAGCCTCGGGGCAGTCGCTCATTCAGGATATGCGAAAGGCCGGAATACCGGTCCTGTCCTACAATCCCGACCGCGACAAGGTGTCGAGAGCCTATTCGGTCCAAGCCATGCTTGAGGGCGGGTTGATTTTTCATCCTGACCGCAAGTGGGCCCAGGACGTCATCGACGAGTGCGGCATGTTCCCGAACGGAGAATTCTCCGATTACGTCGATACATGCACTCAGGCATGGATCCGCTTGCGGAACCTGCACCTGCTGGAGCACCCGGACGACGAGGAAGACAAAGAAGAGGACGAACTTAATCCAAAGGTGAAGGAGGCGGCGTATGGCTAAAGTTGCTGCGATTTGTTGCAACTGCTTTCTCGCCTTCGGACGGGATCCTGCGAAGCCAGACAGAGAAATCAAGGGACGCTGTGAGTGCGGCGGGCTGCTTGTGAAACCAGAAGTGGAAACAGAGGCGGGCCAACATTATGAAAATGTCGCGAAAGCAACCCATAACGAATTGTTTTATGACATGATGCTTGGGGCTATGCACTGATGCCACACCAAGAAAAGTACGGCGCCCTGACGGCGCTTCCGGAAAACCTGATGACAGTGGACGTCGACCTCGACGACGACGACGGACGTCTAAAAAGGCAAACCGTCGACGGGGTTTCGATTGAGCCACAATCCGACGGCTCCGTGATTGTCAATTTTGATCCCAGCCAAGACGTCGTTCTCAATCCTATTCTCGCCGGACACAAGTCCAACCTTGCCGAATACATCGAGTCCAACGTGCTCGACCTGATCGGCGAACGCATGGTCGAGGATTACGAGATCGATCTGGCTTCCCGCGGCGGCTGGGACAAGCGTATGGCCAAGGGCATCAAGTTGATGGGGGTTGTCGAGGACGAAACCCCGGGCCCGTTCCAAGGCGCTTCGCGCGTTCTCCACCCGATGATGGGCGAGGCCGTTGTGCAGTTTGGCGCCCGCGCCATTGCTGAAATGTGGCCCGCCGGCGGGCCCGTAAAGCAGAAGGTCATCGGTAAGAAATCCGAAGAGAAGGTCGCCCAGGCCGATCGGGCGGCTGGATATATGAATTACCAGTACACCGAAGAAATGCCCGAGGCGTTCTGGGAACTTGACAAATTACTCTTTCGGCTGCCGCTGGACGGCTCGGCGTTCAAAAAATGTTATCCGGACCCGCGCCTTGGCCGCCTGACGTCGCGCTTTGTTTCGAGCGCCGACTTTGTCGTCAACGAATCCGCGACCGATCTCGACACCGCAATACGCTATACGCACAAAATGGACGTCTATCGCAACGATCTTCTGAAAGATATCCAGTCCGGCTTCTATCGGAAGGTCACGCTCGAAGAGCCGCTTGAGGAAGACGAGACCGACACCGACGATATGATCGACGATGCCGAAGGCAAGGTTAGAGTCGAGGGCGCGCAGGACAGCCGCAACGCCACCCATACCGTGCTCGAAATGCACGTCGACTGGGATCTGTCCGGGTTTAATGACCGTGATCCGGAGACCAAACAACCGACCGGTATCGCCCTGCCGTACATCATGGCGATCGAGAAAGACACCCGCAAGATTTTGTCGATCAAGAGGAACTGGAAAGAAAACGATCCGCTCAAGAAAAAGCGGGTCTATTTCAAGCATTACAAATATCTCCCGGGCCTCGGGTTCTATGGCTTCGGCTTGCTGCACATGATCGGTGGACTGGCCAAGGCCGCCACCGGCGCGCTGCGGGCCCTGCTTGATTCCGCCCAGTTTGCCAACATGCAGGGTGGTTTCAAGTCCAAGGACGCCAAAACGTCCAGCGGGCAGAAGGTTATCCCCCCGGGCACTTGGGAAGACACCGATATGACGTCGGAGGAACTGTCAAAGGCGTTCTTCCCGATTCCGTATCAGGAACCGTCGCTTGTGCTGTTCAATCTGCTCGGCTTCTTGGTTGATGCCGGCCAGCGCTTTGCCAACACGACAGAGGCCATGGTCGGCGACGCCGACAACACGGGCCCCGTCGGGACAACCGTCGCCCTGATCGAACAGGGCTCGAAGGTGTTCTCGTCCATCCACAAGCGGCTGCACAAGGCGCAAGGCGAAGAATTCCGGTTGATGGCCGAACTGAATTACGAAGTCATTCCGGAGGGGGTTCAATACCCTTATGAGGTCGAGGGGCAGGAATTGTTCGTCCTCAGAGCCGATTTCGACGGCAGGGTCGACGTCATTCCGGTTTCAGACCCGAACATATTCTCGCAGACCCAGCGCATCGCGCAGGCCCAGGCCTTGCTGCAAACGGCTGAATTGAAGCCCGACCTGTATGACGAGCGAATGGTTCACAAGCGGGTGCTGACCGCTTTACAGATCCCCGATATCGACGAAGTGATGCCGGACAAGACCAAAGTTATCCGGATGGGCGCCATCGAGGAAAACATGGCCCTGATGTACGGAAAGCCGGTCAGGTCTCACGTTACGCAGGAACACCAAGCGCATATCATGGTTCACGAGCAATGGTTTGCGACATTGCCGCCGGTTGGACAGAAGATGCTCGAAGGGGCGTTTATCGCGCACCAGTCCGAACATTATGCTTGGGCTCATTACTTCCAGATGCAGGAAGCCATCGGGGTGCGCCTGCCGCCGCCGCCGGACTTTAACGAAGACAATCCGGACGATATGCGGCAAATGGAGATTCCGCCGGAAATCGAATCGCAAATCGACCTCGCTTCCGCCCAGGCCGCGCAGGTGCTCAAACAGCAACAGCCGCCGAGCGAAGAGGAAATCGAGGCTGACCTTGAACAGAAGCGGATTGATTCAGACAACCAGATCCGCAACAAGGATATCGATAGCCGCGACAAGCGCGAGCGCGATACGTCCGTCGCCAAGATCAATCTGGAACGCGAGAACAAGGTCCGCGAAGACAAGACGAAGCGCGCTGAAATGGCGACCGGTGTCACCATGGACCGCGAACAGCGCGCCCATGAAAAGGTGCTTGAAAAGACGCGCCAGCAAGGCCTTCGCGATCAGGCCGCTATCAAGGCCCGTGTCGAACAGGCAATAGCGAACGCTGACCGCAAGGCCGATATGAAGAAAGCGGCCGATGATCGGGCCGCTCAGACGAAGAAAGACAACGCCGATCGGGCTGCGAAGTCGAAGACAGACGCCGCGGCGAACAAGGCCAAGGCGGCCGAAAAGCCAGCGGAGAAAGCGAAGAAATAAGGGGAAGGTTATGGTTATGGGGGAGGAACGCCTAAGACGGGCGCGTCTTGGTTTTGCCGGGAAGTGCTCAATCAGGAACGACGTGGCCATCATTAAAATTCCGAAGTGCGCCTCGTCGAGCATCAATCTGGCGACGAAAGGCTGGATGCACTGTTTCTCTGATGAATTGGGCCCGGGGCTGACGATCACCGGCATTGTCCGGGATCCCGTCGAGCGCTGGGTTTCCGGCGCTACGCAATATCTGATGTTGCTCCCAGAGCGCGAGGGATACTGGATTTTACGGGCTTGGATGGACGAATATACATGGCCCGAACTTTCAGGCCGGCCAGTTGTCGATATGCACACTTGCCCGCAGTCTTGGCACTACGAGGGACTGCCGGTGATGAAGCTGTTTAAGTTCAGGAATTTTGAGGGGTTATGGGATTACCTCGCTGGGAAGGGCGTTCCGCTGCCTGTGATGGATCATGTAAGCCACAACCGCTGGGATTACCACGTTGAGGTCAAAAGCAAGATTCAGGGCGTGATCGACGACAATCCGTTTTTTCGGGAGAGTTTGGAAAAATTCTATAAAGACGACATGGAATTATTCCAGAATGCCGAATAACACCATTTTTTGAAGGGAATGGACAATGGACGACGCGACAGTAAAAGACAAGGTCATGCAGATTGCCAAGCTGGAAGACAGGGGCGACACCCAGGAAGCCAGCGGCATCAAGCAGGAATTGTTCACCAGCGGCGCAGATTACGAGAAAATCGAGGCCATGGTTAAAAAGGCCGGCGCCGCCGCAAAAAAGGAAAATGCGGCCGAAGATGATGCCGCAGAGAAAAAGGCCAAGGCGAAGGCCGCCGCGAAAAAGAAAGCCGCCGCGCCCGCGAAGAAGTCCGCCGCCAAGAAATAACCTCTAACCGTAGGGAAGGACGGATGGATGGCAGATACAAGAGAAGAGAGCGATCTCGCGATGCTCTTGTCCAACGAAATCCGCAAGGAAGAGAGAACCTTGGGGCAGGCGTCGGACTGGCCGGACTTTAAGGAGCGCAGCGGTCGCATCAAGGGTCTGAAAAAGGCCTTGGAAATCGAAGAAGACCAAGCCAAGCGAATGCTTGAGTACGACGAAGACGACGACGAAGACGACGATCTTTAATTAGGGAAGGAAGCGAAATGAGCGATCAACCAGCGAACGCTGGCCCTGTGGGCTGGCGTATTATGATTCAAGACCACCAGCCGGCGAAAGTCACGGAGGGCGGCATTCATCTTACGGACGAGTCCAAGGATCATGCCCGCTATCTGAATTACGTCGGGAAGGTGGTCGAAATGGGCCCCGCTTGCTATCAGCACCCCAAGTTTTTGAAAGGGGAGCCGTGGTGCAAGGTAGGGGACTGGATCGTTTTCGGCCGCTATGCCGGTCAAAACATCCAGTTTAAAGGCTCCGAAACAGTTTACCGGTTTGTCAATGACGACGAAGTTCTGGCCGTGATCTCTGATCCGAACCAGATCCTCGTTTACGTCACTTAAACGAACCACGCTACACCACGCACCGTCCGTTGAGGGCTCCCGTTTGGGGGCCCGTTTTTGTTCCGCGTCTCTGACGGTGAGAGACGTGAGGCACTGACATGGAGATACCCATGAACGCCGATACCAACACCATCCCCGACGAAGAACTCTTCGACGTGGAAGGCGAGGCCGAAACGGCCGAAGAGGACTCATCCCTCGTTGAAGCCCCGGCAAACGAACCGTCATCGACGATCGTTGATCTGGGCGCCGACAATGATGAAGCCGCCATTACCGAAGTTGACGGTCCCGATGAAAGCTACGGCGCTAAAGTGAACCAGCGCATTAACAAGATGACGGGCCAACATAATCAAGAGCTGGCGGGCAAAAATCGTGAAATTGCTAATCTGAAACGACAGGTGTTTGATGCCCAAGGCGCAGCCTTGGACTCGACTGTCTCCGACCTGAAAGGCCGGTCTTCAAGTCTCACCGAGAATTTGAAGCAGGCGATTGAGGACGGCGACGTTGATAAACAACTGGAACTCCAAGTCGAACTTGGTGATGTCAGGGCAGATCTACGCCACGCTGAAAAGCAAGTGGATCCGTCAAGGCGCACCGCTCCGACTGATGGCGGTGACGGGACAGCCCCGGCGCCGGCAACACCGACGTCTCCGGGCGACCCTCTCGCCGGTCTCAAGCCAAAAGCAAAGGCCTGGGCCGAAAAGAAAGGGTTTGCTAACTGGACCGATTCCCAGCGCGGTTTAACGCTTGGCATCGACTCCGAACTGACAAGAGAAGGATTCGACCAGAATACGGACTGTCTCTTATACACATCTGACGCTGCCGACGATCTTACGCGTG